ACGCCCTGCTGGGTAAGGATGAACTGATCCCCACCTGCCTTACAGTAGGCTCTGCGACCCGAGACAGGAGCCCCAATGTAGTACACACCGGTTAGCTTCCAATTTGAAGGATCAGTCGGGTCAATACCTTCGTATACCACCGCCTCGCCCCGGGACGACACGGCTATGAGGTGGTCCGTTGCACCCGATCCGTCGTCTAGTGTCCAGGTGGAGAGGAACTGGAGAAAGCCCCCACGTGAGAGCAACGGACCAAAGTCGTACTTCTGAAAGGTGCCATAGATAGCGTTAGTGGGAAGAAACCAACCGTTAGCGGTGTTCTTCTCTATCACCCAAAGCCTATGTTGGTGTACCGTGGGGCACACAGCGTTCTTGGGGCTAACCCCCGCCCAGGTATTGGCTACAACGCCGTCGCCGGGTATGATCCGGGCCCCTCCAGTCGCGTTGTAGAGTATACCGTCATCTATACCGTTCAGAGCTATAAGATGACTGCCGGCGGAATTACTCATATTGACCCACTCCCAAACGGAGTTAGTCAATCCGGTTATCATAGCGGCCCCAACGGGACCGGGAGAGGTAGCGTCATACACTGCGCTACCCGACCAAGCGAACAACTTCTGGGCTCCGGTATTCGATGCCCAAGCAGCTATGGTCCCCACATCGGAGGGCATACCCGTAGCCCACTCTTGGTACCCCTTACGAACGGTACACCCGTAGGGCTGGGGCCACCAATTCTGCATTATGAGCGCGTCACTCTCCGGCATGGCTACAAGCGAGTCCTTAGCGTTGAGGCCCCCCGTAGGGGCCGCAACGGTAGCGGGCTTGTTAACTCCGGGAATGGCGGCGGGTAGGAACATATCACCTATTGAATACGTTCCACGACCCGTCAGGTACTGACCAGGGGCCGAGGTATTGGCTGGTAGGGCGAGGGCTCATGGAGAGAATCTTGGCCCCGGTATCCTTGCCGGTAAGGGAGTTGAATACCCGTATGAAGTCGCCCTGAGGTCCCGCCGTAGGGAATCCCTTGAGCTCGTAGAACTTCAGCTTGACGAACTTGATCATCAACCAGGGGTTATACCGTATAACGTCAGCGTCCTGCGTGATCATGTCCGTGAACGACTGGCCGGACTGTACCCACTTCTTGGTGACGTACTCCATAGCCATGGTCATATTAGTAGACCCGGGCACTGGCCACAACTTGAAATTACCGTCAACCACGCGGAAGCGTTGGCGTGGGAGTGCGGCGACCAGCGACCCCTTCAGCCAAGCCCATTCCTGCGGAGACTTTGGGCCCAATAGGGGCCAACGATCCGTGCGGTCCCACTGCGTCTGATCGTGGAAGTAGGACCAGTCATCCGGTAGGGGGTAGTCCTCCTGCCCCGGTACCGTCTGCCATACCCATTCCTTGCTGAACTGAGCCCAGGGATAGAACATGAGCAGTTCGTTCCCCGAGGAGTTCAGCAAGGAGAGTAACTGGACTGACTGTATGTCGTCTATACCCACAATCGTGGCGGGCCGGGGCAATCCAAGCTCGCCGGCCAGTTGCTTTAGAGTATCTACAGCGGTCCAGTAATCGGCCATGTCCTACCCCTTGGGTTTGGGTACCTGAGAAGCCTTCTCAGCCTGCTCCTGCTTCCGAGCGGCTTGCATAGCGTTGACCATATCCCGAAGCTCGCCAATCTCCTCGTCGCGCTTCTTGAGTTCCGCCTCCATCTTGAGGAGCGGAGCCTCCATCCGGGCCGCTTCCAGATAGGCTGCGGCGCGTTGCTTGATAGCGTGGTGGCCCATGAACTTCTGCGAGATTGAGTCGGACATACCGACCAGCTGCTCGACGGTGTGGCAGCCGACCGAGTTGAACTCGGCAATTTGGGCCATACCGAGCCAAGGCAACTGGTTCAACGGGGTGCCGGAAAGCTCTTGAGACTTCCCCGCCTTGTAGCGGGACCACTGCATGGGGAAGCGCTGCTGGTATTGCTCGGTAGCGTCGCCCACGAAGGAGTCCCGCGATCCCGGCGTGATGATCTTGACAAGGTCGATCTCATCGAAGATGGGGCGACCGGCGTCAATGGACTTGAGTTCATTCTTGACCACATCCTTGTAGAAGATAACCAGCAGCTTCTTGTCCGCTTCGGACTGCTGGTTGTCTTCAAAATTCATCGCATAATCAATTGTATCGGTGGACATTTCTGTTCCTGGGTTAGATGCCGAGCGTCGGCACGGATTCGAGAATGAACCGGACGTTAGCCAGTTCAACATTGTCTGCGCCGCCCGTGACCTTGGAGGCGCGAACATCGTAAGTGTGATCCAAGCTGTCCTCAGCCGAAGTGGCAATGCTGAACGCCGCTTGGACCACGTTACCTAAACCTTGACCGCTGACCGTACCGCCGCCGGGGATGTCTATGCCGTCGCGGAACAGGGAGAACACCACCTCGTCGCCCGTAGGCGCGGCCAGGTCAGCGTAGAATGAGACGCGATTCACCGTTGACGGAAGTGACTGAGCCAGTCTTTGAACCGTGCCCAGTGTAAGGTCAACAACATATTCAGGCGTTGAAGCCAGAGTGGTGTCATAGGTAACCACCTGTGGAGTAATGCCGAGGGCAACGAGGGTAAGGCTGTCGATAGATACGATGCCGTAGCCGGGGGCAAAGGTGTCTATGATGTCGAGGAGGAGATTGCGAAGGCTCTCAGCGGTGATACCGCCTACCTCGTTGTCGTAGATGCTGTTGTGGGTTTCGGCGAGAAGGTCGACAACGGGTTTGCGCGGCATAGTAGACCTCAGTCGTAAGCTGTAGAGTATGCGCTACTGTAGGCGCGGGTATCCACCGGAGGCGGCGTGTCCCCGAAGGTAACGCACAACTGACCGTCTGCGGAGAAGGGTAAGCCATAAAGCCAGAACGCGGGAACAGCTTCTGTCGCCGCCCGTAGCCTGCCTTTAGGGTTCACAAATGGGTTCTCAGAGGGCGGATTGACCGCCTGCTCTAGGGTAACGCGACCCTCAGGGCCGTAGCCCAGACCATTTAGAAAGTAGACACCATCCACCTCTACACAGCAGAGTCGCCCATCGCGAGTGGGCGTTCCGCCATTGAAGTCCGTGGGCGTGCTTAAAGTTGCCTTCAAGCGGCCCACGGAGTCAACTTTGATAAGTTGATGGTTGAGCATCAGACTTCAAATGTCCAGAAGAACGAACCTGCTGGAATGACCGTAGTTGCGGGAATGAAGCTCTTGTACAGACCCGTACCGGATGCCGCCACGGCTGTACCTGCGGTGACGGTCATACGACCGTCCGCTGGAACCGTGATCGGGGAGGCCCCGGAGGTAGACCATTGAGCGTTCTTGCCCGATGCTACGCCGCTGGTGGAGGGGACCAGGAAACCTGGATCCTCTCCGAGCCAGTTGTAGCTCCAGATGGAGGCTGCTTGTACACCGATGTACTCGCCCTCGGCCCCAGGTCCAGGAAGTGTTTGATCCTGAACGTATTGTCCGATGGTGCCGATCTTATTGGTGTTGGCGAGGCCAATGGCCGCGCTACCGTTGCCTTGGCTCATTTCGTGCCTCCTCGTGTGCTAGGGCCGATGGTGGCCGTAGACACCATACCATCCGCTCCCTCAGATATACTGGCGGGCGCGGGGGCAGGCGGTGCCGGCTCGGGTGCTGGGGCGGGCGCTGGTGCCGCCGCGTCCGACACGGCTGCGAAGAACTCTGCCTGAGCCAGGGTCGTGAAGACCCCGTGATCATACAGGTACTTCGCATCCGTAACGAGTTTGGTCAGCTTTTCGGCGTCCATGCCTTCTCCTTCGCGTGAGGCGTTGCCTCAGCATGCGGCGGGCCGTCCAGGAAGCGGTCCAGAGCCGCAAAGAGCTCACCCAGGACGATGAGCCCAGCGCGGTACTTTGAGCGAAGCTCGATGAGGGTCGAAGGTGTGGGCTCCGGCTCGGCCTTTACCACGGTCGTCGATTGGTGTACTACGGTGGTCATGATGGACTCCTTAGGTGTTGTCCATACGTCCTTGGAACTGGAGTCCCGAGGATGTCAGGTTGCCGGCCCAGGCCAGAATCTGAACCGCCGCGTCCTGGTTCACGCTGTAGCGCTGGCCGGGGGACAGGGGGACCATATTGCGGCTGGAGTGCGGCCGATAGAACAGGTACTTCGTGTTCAGGAAGTATGCGGAGGTGGCAGGCACGCTGGTCGGGGCCGTGCCGGCAGCGCCGGTGGAGGTCCAGTTCAGTTGCATACCGCCGTCGAGGACGACATCTGCGTCCATGTACTTCACGCTGACGAAACCCAGCTTGGCGGTTTCAGTGCCGGAGAAGCGCTGAATGGCCTGGAGGGACGCCATGTAGAAGGACCAGAGGATGTTGTCGACCAGGATCAGGTCGGGACGGTCATTGCCGCGGACCAGACTGGACCACATGCGGTTGAAGTAGGCCTGTACGTTCGCAGCGGACGCGGCGGCACCGCCGGTGGTCAGCATACGGAAGTACTGGTTCTTCCAGAACAGCCACGTGTTGCGGTCGATACCGCCGACCACGTTCGTTGGCGCCGTGGAGACTTGCTTCAGCAGACCGTCGATCTGCTTGCCGCCTGCGGCAGTTCCGTCCGAATACAGACCAGAGGCGATCAGATTCGCCATTGAAGACTCGGCCACGTCCATACGTGCGTCGAGAAGGTCGATGATCTGCTCCTTGCCGGCGTTCTGGAGTTGCTCCAGTCCGCTGATCGTCACCGGGCACGCGGCCTGCTTGATCACGTACTCGGCGGAACTGATGACGTCCTGGGCAGCGATGGGCAACGTCTCATAACCGCTGTACCATCCGGCGTTGCCGTTCGACGCGAAGCTGAGCTCCTGCATGATCGTATTGCCGCCCGAGAACGTCTTGATGTTCCCGCGTGACTTCAGTTTGGTCAGCAGAGCGTTATTGGACGTGACGTTGTCCGCGATTTGACCAGTACGACTTTGGATCGTCGTGGCGATCACGTCGCTGATCGCACTATTGGGGAATGCCATGGTAGGCTCCTATGGAGTTGCCGGTGGCGGCGCTGGGGGTGCCTTCACCGGTTCGGGTTGATAGACCTGAGGTTCGATCTGGTCCAGTTGCTCGGGCT